AGTGGAGTTGGCTGTATTATTTGTTCCAATGGCTTCAATCGTAACTCTTTGTCGAAGTTTGCTATCTACAACAGCATTGCTTTCCAAAAGTTTGTTCATGCGACGAAGAAGTGTTGCTAGGCTTTCTTCATAACTCTCAACATCAATGTAAATTTGCAGAACATCTGTAGCACTCATGGATGTGGTGTCGTAATCAAGAGTCAGCACATTGTTGACGAAACTTACGGCGCCGGTGGTCGAACTTGCAAAATTGTAAATAATGGTGTTAGCGGTTACATTGGTAATCAAAAGAATGTTAGCCAATGTAATTTGCTGAGACAGTCCTGAAAAGGTTACTGTCTTTGCAGTTGGGTTAAAAGTGTAAGTTCCTGACGTATCTTGGCCTAGTAATTGTTTCATTTAGTATCCCCTATATTTATAGTACGGTTGCCATAGCGATTACGAATGCTTCGTCTACTCCACCACCAGAAGCAGAAATTGTAAATGTATTTCCCGATGGGGTTATTGAAATATTGGTTCCGGCGACAAAATTTACTGCACCTGTGCGACCATTGATGGACTCCACGAAGTTGGTAGGAAGCGGTCCTGTTGCTCCGGTGTTTCCTTGGGGGCCGGTGGCTCCGGTGTTTCCTTGAGGACCAGTTGCACCCAAGCCTGTGGGAACTGTTGGTTGAATCCATTGACTGGAATTTCCATCATTGATATAAACAAATTCGATACCAGTATCAGAATCCATCCAACGCTGTCCCAAGGTGATGCCGGGATCGGTTGGTGTGGTAGTTTGATAATAATATGTTAATCCGCCACCTCCACCTCCACCACCACCACTTCCTCCAGCAGAGGAAATTGTAATTGTATTTCCTACTGGAGTCAATGTGACGTTTGACCCTGCAGCCAAAGTAACCCCACCAGTCAATCCATTTAATTGGGTTACTACATTTCCGCTAACGGTGCTATATACATCCCACGCGATTCCGTTCCACTGCCAAGAACGACCACCAAAGGTGTAAATTTCGTTTAGTGATGGGGATGGAGGAAAATCTAATGGCATGTCTTAATATTTATATGATTTCGAACCATGAAAGATCTGTATAACCTTGTGTGTCATTTTCCGTAGGAACCAGTACGAGAACAAATGTATCGCTTACTCCCAGTTGTGTTCTTCCTATTTGAAAATTGAAATCATTTATGCTAGATACATCCAAGGTTCCGCTGCTACTTATATATCCACCTATAATATCAGTTCCACCAGTAACCCCCGTAGCCGTAACATTATATTGAACATTTCCATTGAAATGTGTTGCCCACGTGTTTCCCGTTAAAGTTGGATTTAATAAAATTCTATATTGCACTACTAATGGTTTGTTATTTGTTCCCGGCTCTATTGCCACACTAATATTTGACGGCACAATAATACTATCCAATCTATCGGGGGCCATTCGTATTGCAATCAGTGGATATTGAGTTCCTGCTGTTGTTAAAGTATGGGGTGTAGTTTCACTGTGTGTTATATTATATCTTCTGCTGAAACCCTCATATCCACCCTCAGACAATATCGTTGAGCAAATTTGTTTCATGGTACTGCTGCCTGTTTGACCTGTTAAATTTTCAAGTTCATAACGAATTGGAAGACATGCTGTGGTCATATAAGTCGTTGTGTTTATATTATCATTATGGAATGTGTGTGCTATTACAGGTTTACCATCAACAAAGAAACCTGTACGAACATCACCTACACCAAGCCATTCAAAATCCATCCATAAAATATTTGCTTTTGAAACATCTAAGTTACGTCCAGAAGCACCAGTTCCATTAAACTTATCTCCGTTCCAGTCTGCTTGATTTACTGTAGTTGTGGTATTTAATGATGCTGATGACATTACGATACTTAATGTCAGACCACTTTGTTGAAGATATACACCATTATATGGAACACCAGAAGTTGCACCACCAGTAAGCCCGAAGTATCCAATTCTTTGTCTTAGTCCTTCTTTTGGTTGATTAAATGCAAATGTGTTTAGAACCAAAAGAGATTTACCAGGCTGGTATGGAAATACTCTTTTAGTCTCTCTTGAAAATTTTGAACCCAATGTAGTTCCAACAATTAAGTTTAGTGCGCTTTCAGTAATTGCATAAGAATATGTACCACCTGTGACACCAAAGGAATCCCATTTGTCATTGGGTTGATATCTATTTTGACTGTCAAAGAGTGTGAATGGGTTAACAACTTTAAGACGATTAAATGCATCCACTGCATCTGCTTTGAACCCAACAGTATCATTAAATAAGTAACTCATATTATTCTCCACCCGTTTCTATAAAGAAAATGCAGTGCTGCATTGTCTAAATTAATTATTGCTGAACTTTGATTGTCTATCGTATGTGCTGCAGTGGCTCCGATAATCGTAATCTGACGATTGACTCCGTTTCCTGCATTTCCAGATTCATCCTTGACTACAATTTCTCTTCCGGTCTCTGGTGCGACTGGTAATGTGACTGTAACTGGTCCTGCATAACTAACACCAATATAATAATCAACCACAGATGCTGTATAAGTTGCTCCCGTGACACCAACTGTTCCTAAAATTGAAACTGGAGTAGAATTGCTGCTTGTATTAGTTGGCTGAACCCACTGTGGACTATTGCCATCATTCACATAAACATATTCAATACCGGTATCGGAAGACATCCACCGATCACCTTGAGTTGCACCAGCAGGAGAAGATAGTTGATATGAAAAACTAATTCCTCTTATTAACGTCTTAAAATCAGAAAAACTTATTGATTTTTCAGTAATGTCATCAGCATCAACTTCAGTAAATAATTTAATATATTCAGAAGTTATAGTAGAAACTTTTTTATCAATACCAGATGTTATAAACCCTAATCCTTTTAGGGTTGTGGTGTACATATTTCCACCATCAAGGATGGATTTTTGTAATAATATTACATCACTGCTATCTGGATTTTTAACAGAAGTAAATGCACTACCACCACGAAGATAATTAATACCAAAAGAATATGTGTTTCCAGATATTGAAGATGTAATACCTGCAAGTGCATTTAAATTAACGGCTCCAGTAATTCCATTAATCGAAGCAACATATGGACCAGAAATTCCTGCTCCACCACCAGAACCACCAGCAATACTAATATCAATATTTTTTCTTCGTTTGGTGATTGTAATATTATCACCAACAAAATTTATTACACTAGGATTACGAATAATCTTATCACCATTCAAACTAACATCAACACCACCGCCACCTGGAGTTGCAAGTACACCAATACGATCTATTGCTTTTTGAATATCATCATTTTTAAATGTATTCAGAACATTTGTAACGTGTTCTGAATGAAATGACAATACTCCATCTTCTAATACCAGTGGAAATTGAGCTTCAATTACTGGAGACTGTCCATCCCGCCCTACCGGACCTTCTGGTCCCGCTTCGCCTCTTGGTCCAGCAACACCTTGAGGGCCCACAGGTCCTCTATCACCTTTATCTCCTTTGTCTCCACGCGGACCTTGGGGACCAATTTCCCCCTGAGGTCCAATTGGACCTTGAATTCCTTCTTCACCGGGAATGCCTTGTTCACCTCTTGGCCCTTGAATGCCTTGAGGACCTTGCGGACCAATATCTCCACGATCTCCTTGATCGCCTTTATCACCCTTTTCTCCTTGAATTCCTTTTGGACCTTGAATACCCTGAAGACCTGGATCTCCATGATCACCTTTTGGTCCTTGCTGTCCTTGCTCGCCTTGCTCGCCTTTAGGACCTTTTTCACCCTTTGGTCCTTGAAGACCCATTGGACCCTGTTCACCAACAGACCCAATATCACCTTTTTCTCCACGAAGACCTTGAGCACCAATTACTGGTGTTGTTTGTTTTATTATTACTTTTTCTTGCAGCTGGATTATTGGTTTTTCAATAATCTTTACATGAGCAGGAAGTGATTGTGGTTTTGGTAGTTCTACTTTTTCTACAAGATTTTTGATCTGTGTAGAATTACCAATAAACTTTATTACTTTATTTCTATCTTTGTCAATAAAGTATCTTTCGGTGATACCGTTGCCAACATAGATTTTTTCATCTGCCGTGAGTGAATTTACTTCTTTTAAAAGAACATTTTGATTTAAAGAACCAATTGATCTTTTTAATTTATAAAGTTCACCTTCCACATTTTCAAACAATAGATTTGCTTGAAACATATCCTTAATCTTGGATGCGTTTCCTTCAAGCAAATAAGTTTCACCATATTCATCACGAATATAAAATTCAGAAATACCAGAACCAATTTTTATCTTCTTGGCATTAGGTCTGGCTTCTGTTATATGATAAGTGGCACCCATCAACAATTGTGGGTGTTGTTTTATAAGTTTAAGAGAATTTTTGTTCTTTCCAAAGAACATCTATGTTATTTAGTTAATTGGCCCAAGACCATTACCAGAAACATTTCCTGAAGTATTTCCACTTAATTTCATTGCGTAACCATACCAATCTTGTCCTCCACCACCTTGTATTAATATATCACTAGGGGAAGAAACAATATTAGTTACAGAATTTATAATCTGTGAATATGAAGATTCCAAAGATGTTGGCTCTTGTATAACATAATGATAAAACCACGTTCCATTACCCAAATTAATAGTTTCGGGTGCCGATGTTGATGGAGTTTGTATATTAATGTTGACAATGCTACCTGGATACGATGTTCCACCCAGTATCATTAAAGGAGTAGCAATTGTATTAATTGGCGCAACAGTCCAACCACTATTTCGCATTAAAATTATATCTGCAGTATTTCCCAATGGTCTCAAATCTGGAATATAAGTAGAACCACCTGAACCACCTGAACCAGAACTAGTTGTTGATATTGTTATAACGTTGGATGCATTACTTATAGTAATTCCCGATCCAGCAACAATTGACACGAATCCAGTAAAGCCATTTGTTCTTCTTACGCCTTCTACTGCACCAACAAGCCCATTATAAGAAAGAACACCTGTATTAGTAATAGTTACATTTCCAGTAGCACCAGATACTGATATGCCTGTTCCAGCGACTGCAGTGCATACACCTTGAAGTGCACCCGTTCTTCCATTCCAACTTGTTACAATTCCTCCATTATATGAGCCTGTTACCGTAAGGTTTCCAGTTACTGTAAGTGGTTTGTTTGTTGAAATAGATCCAGCAGTTAGTGTTATGGTAGAAGTATCACCCGGTGTAGATTGCGATGATGACAGAACAAGATTATCATCTGATATTGATGATATATTGTTTATATTTGATAGAGTAGATGGTAAGCTCAAAGTTACATTTCCGGTACCACCGATTGGAGAAATGCTTATTTGATTTGATGTTCCGACAAGTTGACGAACGCCACTATTTGTTATACTTACTGTTCCAGTTGAACCAGACAAAGCAATTCCAGAACCAGCATTTACAGAACCTACACCAGTAACATTTCCAGTCAATCCATTAAATCTGTTTACAAGATTTCCTGTAATTATAGTTATTGGATCAACAAACTCAATACCACATACTCCACGTAATGTTAGCGTTCCTACCGTAGAATTACATACTATTGATGCAAGTCTTGATGGAGAGCCATATACACTGGGATTACCAATACTTGTTATCGTAGGACAACTTATATAAACATCATCACTCCCTGGCTCTATTTCAATAGCTGATTGTCCACATACTCCTCTAATATATACAGTATTATCCAATATAATTGGACCAGTTAATCCTTGGTCTCCAGAAGATGAAAATATTATTGAATTACCGACAAGAGTAATTCCCATATTTGTGCCAGCTGAAAGAGTTATAGATCCTGTAAGACCATTTAAAGCAGAAACTACATTAGAACTTCCATCACTTGAAATGGTTATGGTACCATTTGATAGAGTTATTCCTGTATTAGCTCCTGCAGCCAAATTTACAGATCCAGTAAATCCATTCAAACTTACAACACCGGTATTTGAAATAGTTGGTGTGCCAGTTGAAGAAGATACTTGAATGCCTGTGCTGCCGGAAATAGTTCTTACACCGATGTTTGTAATTTGAACAATTCCAGTAGAGCCAGTTAAAGTAATTCCAGATCCAAATAATAGCTGTGATACTCCTTGAACAACTCCAGTTTGTCCATTAAATGAAGAAACTGTGTTATGAGTTCCTACGAGAGTTGTTGTAGTTGTAGGGAATGTTATTGTTGAATTTGCATCGGATGCTTGCCAACGTTGTACGAATCCTGAAGCATTAAAAGTATTATCAATATATGTTGGAGACAGAGATGAACTGTTGCTTGTAGTTTTATGTAAGGCTTGCCAATATTCACCATCATTTGAAATCTGTGTGGTGGTAAATGTATTACTTGCGTTTGTTCTTGCTACGTTTGTTATGGCGCCTGTACTGCCGTTTACACTTAAGACACCAGTATTGATTATGCTTACAGAACCAGTAGAACCACTTACACTAATACCGGTTGAACCAGATATAAAGCAAACACCCTGAATGGCTCCGGTCTTTCCATTAAAAGAATAAACGTAATCAGTTGGAATTGCTCCAGTGGCACCAGTATTTCCTTGTGGCCCAACGCTACCCTGTGGTCCAGCTTGCCCTACAGCCCCTGCAAGGTTTACATCCCAAGAACTTAAAGTTCCCGAACCAGAAATTCCAGTCACAGTGACCGATAATGTCGTTCCGCTATAGGAAAGAACGGTAGCGTTAAAATATTGTGATACTCCCGCTGCAACTAAAATATTTTGAACTTTACTATAAGCTAATCCAGAAGACACACCTAATGACACAGAAGAACCAAGTGTCAAAGATCCCAAATTTATTGAAGTAGATGATATGGTACTGTAAATGTCTCCATTTATACCAGTAGGTCCAGTAGGACCAAAAGGACCAATCGGACCAGTAGGTCCAGTAGGTCCAGGAATTATAGAATCTGCACCAGTTGGACCCGTAGGACCCGGAACAGTAGAACCTGCACCAACAGGACCAGTAGGTCCAGTAGGTCCAGTAGGACCTGTTACACCGGAAGCAGTTGACCCTGGTCCTGTTGGCCCAACAGGACCTGAAGGCCCTGCAATCCCATAAGGAGTATTGTAAACTGTTACATAAATTATGTCTTCCATGTGAATATATTTATATTATGGGCTCGGATAACCCTGGCCACCTATAAAGCCTATCCATGATGTTCCGTTATCTGTAGTCATGAATGAGAATACATCTCTTTTTGATCCTATGCTCATAGTTGGCGACACATTATTAGCCCATTTAACATTAGCAGATGCCCAATTTATAGTTCTGGCAACGTCTGTTTTGAATACTATTGTAAATCCAGAAGATCTAAAAGGAATAGTTGGTAATGCGCCTGGATTATTTTGAATACTAATAGTTGTAATATTGGCTGATAGATCAACTTCAAAAACTTGGGCCTGTGCTAAATTTAATGTTAGTGTACCTGATATGATCGATGGTTTTGCTAATGGTTCACTATACCACTGTAAAGTTGGTCTATAAATTGTATTATTTACAAAATCTGCCGTCAAACCTGCAGAAGTATCTGATGCAAGCGGTGCTCGCATCTCCATACCTTTTTGTAGATTTTGAATTTCTGTAAAACTATTTTGTATATTTGTTTTTACAACATTAGTTATTGCACCACTTTCAGAATTTACACTACTTACATATGAAATGCCTGATAACCCACCAGATCCTATTGTTATTTGTGTTGCATTAAGATTTGTAGTAGTTAAGCTAGCAGCAGATATACCAATTGTTCCAAATTGATTTAGTGAGGTAGTAATGCCACGGAAACCATCATTAACATTTCTATTGTTTAGAGAAACAAGATCTAAATTATAATTTTGAAAATCACTCTGTGATAATCTATTAATTAATGGAACAAAATAAGATGATCCATGAGAATTATTACTAAGGAATATTTTATTATAAGCAGTACCAGAAGCATATGCATGACTACTTAATAATGATCCACCTGTACATCCAGTACTTCCACCCTCAATTCCATTTGTTATACCCGTATAAGGTGATATTTTTGAAATATAATTATTAGTTATTGTTGCATATACAGAAGTCTGTGATGGAGAAGAACTAACAGCACCATCAGTAGACAATGATCTTGTATAAATACTTGCTAATCTTTGCGATTCTCCTTGACCAATAATTGAATTTCCGTCTGCAGTTATAAAAATTGGTTGTATTGCTAGTGCCGATAGTCCGGAAGCTTGGGAGCCATCATTTTCAGCTACAGATATAATACCCCCTCTATATACTCCAATATTCGCAGGAACATTATTGATAATAATATTATCTCTAACTGTATAGTATTTTGGTCTACCCATACTAATATCAGTATAGAATCCTATTGCAGTAGAACTGTCATAAGGAAAATTTCTTGTAAGTGCTATTGGTAAACCATCATCTGTAAATGGACTTTTGCCATCAGATGTAACATCAAAGTGAAATGTATTGTTACTTACATTTCCAACAGCAATTTGAGGATTTATATGAGGTGAACCTCTAGCAATAGATCGAACATTGCAATAAATTTGATTGCCAGTTATTGTAGCTTCATCTCCTTGAATTTTTATTGAACGGCCTTGGCAATTTGTAAATTTATTATTTGCTACAATACTGCTTGCAGGAATAGTGTTTACACCATAAGTCCTTCCACCAAATAATACTACTCCATCTGCATCAGAATTTGTAGAAACATCTCCACCAGAAGTTCCTGTTAAAACATTTTCAAATACATTGTTTGTTACATTAACCCATTCAGCATATGCAGTTTCTCCAGATCGTATTGTTGCAACAAATGCTTGACATGCGCTATTTGCTGTTGCGGTTGAAGTTCTTGTTATATTTTTAAATAATGAATTTGTTAATGTAATACTTTTAAATCCACCCTCAATATAACATCCAAAACTACTTAAAACAGTAGTTGTACCAAATGTATTAAGAAACTGACAATTATTAATAAAAATTCTTGCGGTTGATTGAGAAGCAGAATATGATTGAAAAATTCTTGTGGATTGATTATTTGCATCAAAAATTATACCTTCTATATCAATATATTTACTATTTGTGTTTAATGTAAGCATGCCACTGCCTTGTGAGGCATTAACATATTGTATAGTTGCATTATCTCCTAAAAGTTTAATATCTCTAGCAAGATTATCAACACTGCTAAGACCAACAGCTGCAGATATTTTATATGTTCCATATGGAAAATATATTGTTCCTGGAGCAGTGCCACCCAATCCATTAAGAGCACTGATTGCATTTTGAATAGCAGCTCTATCGTCTGTAACACCATCACCAACCGCACCAAAGTCTTTAACAGAAAACACATCTTTTAATTTGCTGTCTATTGTGCGTGCTACTGCATTAGTACCAACTTGTGTAAATGATAAACCAGATAAAGTTACATTTCCTGTAGCACCAGTTGCACCAGGAGATCCAGTAGCACCAGTGGCACCAGTGGCACCAGGAGATCCAGTAGCACCAGTGGCACCAGGAGCGCCAGTTGCACCCGTAGCACCAGATGGACCAGTAGCTCCTTGTATTCCTTGCGGACCAACTTGTCCAATTGCTCCTGCAAGATTTATATCCCAATTACTAAAATTTCCTGCACCAGAAACACCCGTAACTGTTAAACTTAATGTAACGCCAGAATAGTTTACCATAGTGGCATTAAAATATTGAGTGATTGTAGCGGCTACTAGTAAACTTTGAACTTTACTATAAGCTAAACCAGAGGGAACTGTTAATGTTACTCCACTTCCAGCCGTTAATGATCCTAATGTAATTGAGGTAAGAGAAGTTGATTTATATACATCTCCAGTATTTCCTGTAGGTCCTTGTAATCCAGTTGATCCTGTATTTCCTTGTGGTCCTGTTGGTCCCGTAGGACCTGTAGGACCGGGAACAGTTGATGCATTTCCTGTATTTCCTTGTGGTCCTGTTGGTCCCGTAGGACCTGTAGGACCGGGAACAGTTGATGCATTTCCTGTATTTCCTTGTGGTCCTGTCGATCCTGTATTTCCTTGTGGTCCTGTCGGTCCAGTTGGTCCGGGAACAGTTGAACCAGTCCCTGTATTTCCTTGTGGTCCTGTTGGTCCTGTGTTTCCCTGTGGACCAGTAGGTCCGGTAGATCCAACTCCTCCAGAAGATGAAATAGTAAGTGTATTTCCTGATATTGTTATACCTGTATTTGCACCAGCTACCAATACCAAAGATCCAGTAAGACCATTTAGTGCTACAACACCACTGCTCATTCCACTTAATGTAAGTGTATTTCCAGATACATTAAGAGAAATATTTTCGCCTGCGGCTATATTAATATTTGAAGTAAGCCCATTAATTTTATTTACAATATTTCCAGTATAATTTCCACTTACATTCAAATTACCTATAAAAAATGCAGTTCCACCAGTTGGCGTAACAATTAAATCACCAGAAGAAGAAACATCTAAAGCTACATTTGATGTTGCTCCAGCACTAACGTCATTATAAATTAATTTTATACCTTTACCATCTGTTTTGTTAATTTCTACAGCATGGGTTCGGGCAGCAAAACTATCTCTATTTACAACAAAATATGTATCACTATTATCAATATTTCTAACTTTTACAATATTATCAGAAGTTAATCCTTTTACTTCAAGAATTGTGCCGTAGTTTTCCAATTCGGTATCACCGATTTGAATTACACTTGGATCTTGTAAAAATATTCCCGACTCAGCAATAAAGTAAAATTGCGAAGAAGCATTTATTTGTGAAGAATTTAATGTCAATCCGATTAATGATAGATCTCTTGCAAACAATCTTCCAGTGGATGGTTGATATTGTAATTTATAAGGGCCATCTGCGTCTAGATAAAGTGCTTGATTTCCACAACCACCAACAAATACAGGGTATTGAAGATCAGATGTATTGTTGCTCGTTAATACAGCTTGTGTTGCAATACCACCGCTAGAAGGAAGAGTGTCATAAATTATTGTACCATAAGTAGCGTTATTGTTTGTCTGAGCTGTACCGCTAATTTGCAAGAATGTAAAGGCAGTGCCAGTATAGTTTGTAATAGTACCATAAAGATAATTTCCAAGTTCTGGAAAACTAACTTTTACTGTATTGCCTACACTCAAGGCATTTACAGTAGAAGATACATCAACAGTTACAGATGTACTTGTACCATAATTGACAGTAACATTTCCTGTAAAATTTAATGAGAAAAACCCACGGCCAGTTGCGCCAGCAGGACCTTCAACTCCTGTTGAACCTTTGCTACCGGGCGCCCCAATCCCATAGGGTGTTGGATATATTGTTATATTTACAGTTTTACTAGTACTTGACATATTAGTTGATTTCTGTTACGTCTGGTAGAGTATCAATAACACCACGTAAAAGGGTTATCGTGCCGGCATTGTTTGGATATTCCATTTGCATGTCATAGAATGAAGGAGTATATGATGAGAAATTTTTTGTATAATCTGATCCTATGGTAACATAAATCATACCTTCACTAGGTGTTGCGGCTAGCCCACCAGTAACACCATTCATTCCAGAAAAAGTGGAACCTGGTTCTATATAATAGACATAAGACACAATAAGACCGCTAGGATGATAACTTTTTCTAACCTGCATAGCCAGAGTACACCCAGCTATATCATATGTTGCGCCTGTAGGGCCTTTTAAATTCATAGCCCATGTGATGGTGTCACCTTTTATAGCGGTAGGATTATAGCTATCAGCCATTAATAGTTCTCCAAATAATAATAGCCTTTATTAGAGGCTATTATTATTTCTACTATATTTAGGACGTTAAAAAATTATCAAAGTTTAACAGTAATGGCTTCAGGTTTCATATCTAAGGTAGTTTTATTCGATTCTTTGAGGATTTTTTCAGACAATTGTTTTTGTCTTTCTTCTGATTCTTTTTGAATTTTTTGAAAATGTTCAACATAAATTTTATAGTTATTTTGAACACGTTCACGATGTTCTGCTGGCAAATGAGGTTCTTTTAACAATTTCTGACATACTCCAATACCAATTTCCGGTTTACCAGCATAGAATGCAGTGGTTCCAATTTCATCAAAAATTCCCCATGTATAATTTGCCCGATCAACGAACAGAATATCATTTTGTGGAATTGGTAATGTCAAACCTAGCGATGCTATCAAAAATGCATTTCTTGGCCTATTATATTTTCTATAAATGCAAGAAAGATGATATAATGGCTCAACTCTATTTGGAGCAGTTTCAAATGCCATCATAAACGCATCTGCTATTTCTTCTACTGGTTTTCCTTGGAACTCTCGGCTCATTCCTACGCGCATCCAAGAAAAGAATACTTCTTCATGCCATGCACCAAGTTTAATTCTGGCCAAATATTCTTTTTCAGCTACTTCATACATTCTCGCATCAAATGCTGATTGTGCTGCATAAAATTGCTTTCTTGGTTGATTTGGATCTTTTTCCAAATAACTCTTCAAAGTATAATAATCTTTAGTATATTTTTCTATATCATTTGCAGATGATCTTGAACGACAACCCTCTGTACGAACTTCCCATGCATAATCACCATCAAGTTTTTGAACATTCATTGGCTGTTGGCACATAGCATATTCATGCAATGGTTCTTCATACCACCATTTCTTTTTGGCAAGATTAAAAATTTGAGCTCGCAACCATTGAAATTCTCCACGTCTAATATTAACAACGTATCCATCTAAAGAATCATCAAATTTATCTACGGGCAGAGTACCTTCGATAAAATCATCGGCATCAATCATCATTGCCCACTTTGTCTTGCCTAAACAAGCTTCAAGTGCCTTGGAACGATTGGTACCGAAATCAGACCATTGGTGATCCAAAATTTCTCCTGGGATACCTTTTTCATCAAAAAACTTTTTGATGATTTCTTTTGTATTATCTGTAGAGCCAGTATCGGCAATTACATAATAATCAATAAATGGTGCGCATGAAGCCAAACATCTTTCAATATTTGGGGCCTCGTTTTTAACAATCATAGCTAAAGTCAAATTATACATAGTCATCCTTATGAATTAAAAAATTTACGTAAAGTTCCTGGATTAAATTTTGGAATCAAATTCCAATTATGTTTTTCTTCGTGTTTAATGATCTTTAATCCGGTCAAAGCCATTTTATCTTGTATCTTATCTTTATCCAAAACTTCAAGCAGTTCCCAATCTTCTAACAACTTTATAATAGCATTTCGTCTTTGAATATCTTCATTTGAAACATTTGAAGGTAGCCCGTCTAAAGCAAATAATTCTTTAAAGTGGGCAACAATATATATGTCATCTTTATGAATAAGATGACAAGACTGGTACAGTATATTTTTACCTTTTGGAGAAACACCCATTCGTGTTAGGGTTTCTCTGACGACCATAAAATCTTCATCGTCAAATAATTTTACATGTACACCAACACCATTAAAAATACGATTAGAAACATCAGACATACAAAAATCCTTATTTGTCGGTACCGCCAGTATATTGGGATCGTCTTAATTGATCCAGTTCTTTGGGTCCGAGAATATTTAGTACTTCTCTAGCCTTGGATTCTGTATAGCCATAAACCGTTTGAATAAGCGATACATCAACCTCAGTTTCTTTTTTAACCCAAGGAGAAAACCGTTTCTTTTTACGAATAGCCAAACGGTGAAAATCAAACTGACTTTTGTTGTCCAACCAAGGAGCACAGTTCATTTCATTTGCATGGAAGATGGTATCAGCAAAATACGACAAACATCGGTTTACAACAAATGGTTTATAAAGACGAGGATTAGCCTCGTCCTTGTCCAGCAGAGGCTTTTTGTCATGGTTGATGCTTCCCAGAAAGTCTTTAAGTTTTAGCTCTTCGGGCTTCATCAGTTAAACTCGCAGTCCATCATAAGTTGAACAATAAGAGCCATTGTATTAATTTCTTGATCCGCAGCAAAGCCAGACTTATATTGATATTCTGCAATGATTAGAATAGCCTGTGGCATTGAATTGGGCTTCAATGATGTATATAGTTCTGTATACAAACGCTTATAAAAGTCCGCCGTATTGATATCCAAGTGTTGAATGACCCACTTACGACAAGATGTAAAATCCTTACTCTTCATGAAACCAAGCAGTTCCTTGTATGATTCGCTACTCCCCTGAGCCAAGATGCCAACATCAATCTTTCCAGATGATGAATACCTCTGCAACTCGTTAATGATTCTACGAATATCTGGAAAATGCTTCTTTACCAGATTTGAAAGAACCTGAGTGTCATATGGAATCTTTTCATTATTGAGAATGTACTCAATACGCTTGAGAACTCCAACTGCAATCTGGGCCTTTTCAGCACTTGGAACAGTAAAATCAATTCCAGTGCACCGAGAATGCAAAGCATCAATAATCCGATTCTTATAGTTGCAAGTCATGATGAATCTGCAGTTATTTGCAAATTCCTCAATGGCTCCACGCAATGCTGGCTGAATAGACTGTGCATTCGCATAGTCAAACTCGTCCAGAATTACGATCTTCAGTCCACCATTAAGTGAAACTGTAGAACAATAATTACGAATCTTTGTCCGAAGAGTATCAATACCATTCTCTTCGGAACAGTTTATTATAATGCTATCGGCACCCAAATCATTCGCCAAGGCACGGGCAACCGTAGTTTTGCCCGTGCCGGCTTTACCATATAGCATCATGTTTGGAATTGTACCTTCCTTGATCATACCTTTAAACACAGTGGCAAGATCGATAGGAAGAATACAATCGGATAACGTCTTTGGTCTGTAGGCTTCTACCCACAATAGTTTGTTAATATCAGAATTCATAATTTATAAATATTTGGGACGGTATTTTTCAAAAGGACGATAAATGTTTATATACCAGATTACAAACAGTATAACACAGGATTTCTATATTGGCAAAACTAAAAAAGATATTAATATTCGATTAAAAGAACATATTTACCAAGCAAGAAATAATATTCAAACACATTTTTATAGAGCAATACGTAAATACGGAGAACAAAATTTTTCAATAATTTTATTAGAAAAAACAAATAAAAAATTATTAAATACTAAAGAAATAAAATGGATTAAAAAATTAAAACCAAAATATAATATGACAAAGGGGGGTGATGGAGGTAAAACTAAATCTTTATCTAAAAAACAAAAATTATTTCTTTCAAAAAAATATAGTGGAAAAGGCAACCCTATGTGGGGCAAATTTGGTAAAAATAATCCAAATTATGGTCAAAAGCGTGGCCCTAACATTAAAATATCAAAAGCATTAAAAAATCCGTGTGTTTGTGAAGGTATTAAATTCAATTCAATTGGTGAAGCAGAGTTATATTTTAAAGAAAAATCTATACCAGTCAGTGTAAGAAAAAGATTAGACAATCCTTTGTACGCTGACTGGTATAGATTAGTTGAAAAAACTAAAAGAATTTAACCCCGCTTGATAGCGATGTAGTAAGAAAGATCCAGACTCTTATGTGTAAACTTAGAAACAACAGTGTCAGTCAATTCAACGGTGTATGAACCAGGAATGAACTTCATTTCAGAAACATTGATAGTTCCCTCAAAATCCATACCCGTATAGTTCTCATCAATAACAATTTCAAAGTTATTGCTAGTGCTTTGGCTGGAGTCATCAACGCTAATGACAAACTTTCCATCTTGACCAATCATACGGAGATCACTGACCTGAAGAATACTAGATGCCTTGAGAACTTCATTTAGATCTTTTTCATCAAGATCAAACTTAGTTACTGAATTGGGCATTTTCATTTCTTTAGTCGGAATCGTCAATAGGCTTGGTTCCGAATAATAATAAGTAACACTAGATCGACCATTTGTAATCACGACATGAGTGTCATGAAACTCAAGATCGGGGTTGTTAAACATGCTAACAATACCAAGAAACTTATTGAGATCCCAGATAGGAACCTCAACATCAAAATCCTCGGTTACTTTTGCTTGCACATAAATGTTCTTACCGGGAGAAATCGTCTTTAATACGTTTCCCGCCTGAATAAGAATGTTGGAGTTGATGGCTGCAAAATTCTTTAAAATGTTATAGGTTTCTTTGCTCAGACGCATTTTTGTCACAGTATTCATATAAATCTTTCTGTAAATTAATCAAAATCTTTACGATAAACACTATCGTTAAGTTGCTGCTTTTGTTCATGGCGGTTGCCACGAACATTTCTCTTCTGTTGTTTCTTGCTCAAGCCAGTAGGCTTATTCTTGCGACGATTCTTAAACTTTTCAAAACTCTCTTCATTCATAGTTCTATTATAACTCCAATTTCGTATAATACAAATATATTTATACCTGAACCTTGATTTTTGAAAAATTATTTTTCTTTTCAAATTGCAAAGTTTGGTCAAATTTATCAACTAGTGCATCAGCCTTGTGGCTAATGATGTAGATCGAACATTTGTTCTTCATCTTATTCAAGATCTTCATAAATGCTTCCGTGCCTGCTGCATCCAAAGATGAATCTAGGATTTCGTCAAATATCAGCAGATTGCAATTAAGACTGTTCTTCATCTTGGCAACTTCACGCCAAGTTAGCAGGATCGCCAAGTCGATGCGTTGTTTTTCTCCCTCAGAGAAAGAGGAATATGAGAATGCATCTCTGTATCGTGACTTGATGGTCTCCTTGAACTCCTCATCGATTGTGAAGTCAACATAGAGATTAAGTTTTCCGAGGAACTTATTGACGAGTCCATTGATGATGGGAACATAATGTTTGATAATGCGGCTCTTAAGCCCCCCATCTTTGAGGATATCATAAACAACATCATAGTGAATTTGTTGAGAGATAAAAGATTCAAGTTTTTTGGAGATATCATTCTTTTTATTTTCCGATTCATTTAGACTATTTTCTAATATAGAAATATTGTTTGAGGCTTCTTTGTCTTTCTTATCTTTTTCAATTACTTTGATATTGGATTCTGCATTTCCAATTCTGTAATTTAAGCTATTAATCTCTTGCGCTCTTGCTCTAGACAAGACCATGAGTTTTTCATATTCTTTCTTAGATGCTTCTAGTTCAATATTTTTCTTTTCCGCAACTTTAAGTGCCTCAGAACAATCTTTGACTTTCTTGCGTTTTTCTTCCAGATGCTTTTCTTTTTGATCTATTGGAAGAACTTGTAAGCAACACTTGCAGGTTGCATTTTCTTCTAATGCCTTGATGTCATCCAGTAGCGTAGCATGAAGCGTTTCTGTCTTTACCAACATAGATGGAACATCTTTGAGTGATTCAATCTTTTTATTAATCTTTGTTATTTGTTCTCCAAGCTTTTTATGATCGTCAAGTTCAGTCTTAACTAGAACTCTATCTTGATCTATTTGGTCTTGGTATTCTTTAATGCGATTAATAAGAACATTGATATCGTCTGCATTGCTAGTCTTTACTTGATCAATAAATTCTTTTTGAGATTTGATCTTTTCATGAGCAATCTTGACCAAACTTTCATGCTCTCCGATAGACACTTTCAACGAACTAAGTTGTCCCTTTACGTGCTGGTTCATATCTGCCAAGATATCAAGATCCAAAAGACCTTCAATGATCTTGCGGCGCTCGGAAGGAGTCAACTGCATAAATGGTATGAAGTTTGATTTACCAAGGATGACAACCTGCTTAAAGGCTGCATAATCAAATCCAAGAATATGCTCTTCAAACATTTCTTGGTAATCTTTTGACTTGGCATTCTGGTCAATCATATTCCCATCTTTGATAATTTCAAAGATCTTTGGAGATAGGCCACGGCGAACCAAATAATGAGATCCTGCCTTGTTGAACTCTATCTCAACTAGGCAATTCTTGCCATTAACAGTGTTTACAAGCTGCGGTATATTAATGGGTCGGAAGGGCTTTCCAAACAATCCAAAGCACAGGGAGTCCAATAGCGCAAAAGACTTGCCATGTCCGTTGGTACCCGTGACTAGCGTGGTCTTATGGTTATCTAGTTTAATCTCTGAAAAATTGGTGCCAAACGATCCAAAATTTTTAAACCGAACTTTTAAAAATTCAATCACTCTTCATCCTTTGATAGTGCACTATTATACGCTTCATCTATGATTCTGGCAAGGAACTTCTTGTCAATAGACTTTTCCTGAATAGTCTCAAGTTCTTCGTGAAGAAGTTGAAGAGTATCCTTATGAACATCTACCGCCACCAGTTCAGGGTTCGCAGATACTTCTTCGGTCACTGCCAGTTCTGCCACGCCTGCTTCATAGAACTTATCCATGTATTTTTCAAAACTCGCAGCCTTCGTGCGCTTCTTGATAAAAATCTTGACATAGCAGTCCTTGAACTTTGAGTAGTCAAGTTTTTCTGGTTCGTCTTCATTATAATCAAACGTATAGAATAACTTTTTGTTATTTTCGACAAATACCAGTTCTCTAGCCAAAAAGTCAAATGTGTGGAATCCTTTTGGTTCCCATACATCTGAGAAAGCCATCTGGTATTGCGTACCAAGATAATGAATATTGTCACGAGTGGACTTAATATGATAATGCCCAGTAAGAACGTATTCAAACTTGTCGAAGTGTTTGGGATCATATCCTTGCTCTATAAAGATACCACGAATACTCTGAAATCCAAATAATTCTAGATGTCCCATAAGAAGGGAGCATGTGGTATTGGTGATAAACTTTGCTGCTTGTCCTTCATTTTCTGGATTAATCCACGGTAAAAGAGCCACGCAACCTGCTGAGGTTTGAATCTCGGTGGGTTCAGAATAGATTTCCCAGTTTTGATATGGAGCAACCAACTCGTGCAACGAGTTTACATTGTTATTGTTACGGTAATACGTGTCGTGATTACCACAGATTGCAATGCATTTGATTCCCATGTCTCTAAGAGGTTCGAAGAATCGTGTGCGTACTTGATGAAGAGTCTTGAAGTTTATGTACTTTCTACGATCAAAAACATCTCCCAGATGGAAGATGGTCTTAATTTTGTTTTCCTTGAGATAGGGAAACAACTGTTCTTCAAAAAACGATAAAAAGTATTCAAGCACGATAGGAGAATCGGCCTTATAGCCGAAATGGGTATCGTTAAGAATTATTGCTTTCATATATCAAGAGTATCTTTTTTAGATTTTCTTTTTCTTTTAATAGAAGTCTTGGCTGGCTTTAACATATCATCAAATCGTTTCATGTCAAGATCCGTCAAGCCAAAGAAATCTCTTCGTCCTATATCAATCCCAGCATAGGTTTCATTAAACCAATTATGAAAATCTTTATCATTCTGCTGTTCTGCATATTTGTACTGGGTATACTTTTCTTTCTTTTCTTTGTTTATAATACGCACAAAAGAAAACCAGCAAATCTGTGTTAGGTAGCCAAATGGGCTAGTAGACTTGCTGGGATCAAAGTTATCAATATAAGTTATGCAATTTAATACTGCATCTGATACCATCTCTTCTCTATACGGATAATTTGCAAAATTTGGTCTGAATGATAAACGTGATGCTATCTTTAAAACACATTCACCTATAAAATCAGGTAACTTTGGTTTCTTTCTTCCAGCATTTTCGGCATCATCACGCTTTTTACGATATTCTACTAAAGCATCATATAGTTCTTGATTACTTACGTAATCTGCATCAGATGCTTTCTTTTTCTTGGATGGGTTTTTCATTTTTTAAGTATATCATCAAATTATAAAAAAACAAATTTAAATTACCAATAAGAACCCTGTTCCACTGTGTGAACACCTAGAAGTGTTTTTTATATATATTACAATGATTCTTTTGATTTTTATTATTGTGATTGATGAATTTGTATAACTTCATCAACTCTATTGGATACCATGTGTTTGGTAGTTATTTTATTGTATAAATTTAAAGACAATTTGTTTCTGTATTCAGCATCATTCAAAAGACGATTCATCTTTGTAAGACATTCTTCTTCACCAGAATAAAAAGCCATATCTTCATCTTCTGTAAAAAGCTCATATATACCACTTTTAAGAGATATTCTGTTTGTCAACACTGCATTGCCACAACCACCAATTTCAAAAAGTCTTCTTGTTACTTCATCATATCTAGCATATTGATAAGAAATTGTTCCCGAATTAAAAAAATCAGTATTATCATAATTCCAAACTTTTTCATTTATAAATTTATCACCAAATGTTTGTTTTAAAATTGCTGTATTTGGTCTATCACCACAAGTTGTTACACAAATATTTTTTTTATTTGGATTATTTTTTTTATAAAAAATTTCATCATCACAAAAACATGGCATCCAATAAGATGTTAGTCCCATAGATTGATATATTTTATGACATCGTAAATCCGGTGTAAGTAAAACATCAATATTGTGAACTCTTCTTTGATTATGGTAAAATGCCTGTGGTTCATCACCAAGTTCCATATACAATTTTTTATTTGTTTTGTTTCTTAATATAGAGAGTTCTCTATCAAAAGATTCACAAGGACCACACCAACAAAATAATACAAAATCAACTTCATCTATGTGCTGATATATTTTTTCAAATGATATATTGTGTGGATTTAAATCTGAAACATAAATTACATTATGTCCTTTTTTTTGAAAAGACTTTCCCCAACCGAGTGGAGTGCTCCAGAGATCTTTTTCTGGTACTGAATGGTATGCGAGTATTAAATTCATATTAATTATTTTTTTTTTAACCAGTCTTCTAATTTTATTTTTGGAGACCAACCTATTTCTCTTTGGATTTTTGATATATTTGCTAATGTTATTCTTGATTCACCAGATCGAGATGAAATATTAGTCGTTGGTCCACCAACCATTTCAGCAACTTGATTTATAGAATAGTTGGTACCAGTACCAACATTATATATTTGTCCATACTGATATATTTTATTTTCCGAGCCATTTACTTGCCATTCATCGAATTCTTTAGTTGCTGCCATTATATTTGCGGAGACAACATCTGAAACATGAGTAAAATCTCTTCTCTGTTCTCCATCTCCTACGATTGTCATAGATTCACTTGCATTTTTTTGTCTTTGAAAAATCCCAACAACTGGAGCGTATTGCCCTTTTAGTGGTTGTCTTTCTCCATAAACATTAAAGTATCTAAAAATAATAGTTTGTATACCATATAATTTTGTATACATTTTACACAATTCTTCACCTGCAGTTTTAGAAACTGAATATGGATTCAAGCAATCATTTGGCATATCTTCTTTTAATGGAATATTATTTTTTAATCCATATGCCGATGACGTAGAAGAATATATAAATCTTTTTACATTATATTTTCTGGAAAGTTGTAAGATTGTAGCTGTTCCAACTATATTAGTTTCTATAGCTTTTAATGGATCTATGATTGATGGTTGAATACGTGCTTCTGCAGCCAAATGAAATACTACATCTGGTTTATGTCTTTTAAAGACATCAGAAGACATAACATAATCACATATATTATATTTGTAATTATTTGATTTATCATTCCAATAAAATTGTTCATTTGAATCCGAGGATTCATTGTCAATAACTGTTACATCATGACCCTGGTCTATCAAACAATCTACGAGATTTGATCCAATAAACCCTGCGCCACCTGTTACTAAACATTTCATTTTATATATCCTATATTATTGTAAAAAAGTTGCAAATTTTGATTCTATTGTCTTGTATGAAATTGCATTTTTGTTTTCTAGATCTTTAATATTGATGAACAACACACCTTTATCAATTAAATCTTGATTGCTGGCTTTAATATGTTCAAAGAAATTCCATGCAAGAACTATTACTACTTTTGGTAAATTTTCTACAAAATATTTTTTATTTACAATTTTAATATTGACACCGGGAATGTATTTTCCATTTTTTAATGGATTGTCATCGACTGTGTAATCAATAAACTGATCACCAATATTATAATAATTTAAAGATGTCGTTGCTTTAGCCGGAGATCCATATGCCGAAATATTGTTATATTTGTTTTTTAATTGTTTGACATTTTCATTAACAATTTTTTTAATATTTTCAATATTATTGGCAAATGTTTGATAGGTTTCAAAATCAGTAATTCCAAATTTAAATTCGTCATCTAAAAATTGTTGTACACTTGAATCAATCTTACAACCAATTCTTGAAACATAAACTCTTATTGAACCGCCGTGAGTATTTACATGTTCTACCTTATATACACAGAATCCCAAATTATTGAAAAAATTGTTTATTGAAGTAACACTCCAATAATTAAAGTGTTCATGATAGATATTATCAAAAGTCAAATCTTTGATTGTATCTTTTAAATATTGAACTTCTACAACAAAGGATCCATTGGGTTTTAATAAATCAAAAGCATGTTTAGCAATATTTACTAAATTATCTGAGTGCGCAAAAACATTTGAAGCAGTAACCAAATCTGCTTTACCATAACTATTGATAATTTGATCAACTGAAGATTTTTCAAAATATTCATTAACTACTGGAATACCATTTTTATTAGAAAGTTCTGCAATGTTCTTTGCTGGTTCTACACCAACTACTTTTATACCATATTTTTGAAATGGTTTTAGACCAATACCATCATTACTTCCAATATCTACAATTAAACTATCTTCATTTAATTTGAATTCTTTTACATATTGTTCGGCAGCATCTTCAAAGTGTTTTCTGAATGATGCAGCAGTTGAAGATACATAAAGATAATTGTCAAACATTTTTTCTGCTGGAACAGATACTGAAAGTTGGCAATTGTGGCATTTTGGGCAGTAATTCATTTCAAGGGGATACATTTCTGTATATTCTTGAATTTCATTTTTTAAATTATTTGCTAAAGGAGATTCACCCAAAGAAACAACGCGCTCTAAGTGCTTATTATCACAAGATCGACATGTTAATTTATAACTTTCAAGTAAACGATTTTTTAAAGCTTCATCTACCAAAATATATGAAATTGTATGCGTCACTCCATAGTTTTCATGTTCTCTTTCACCGCGAACAAGATTTAAGAAAATTGAATCTTCAGTAAAAATCATTGCGTGAGCAACATTTGGTTTAATAATTGCTATATCACCTTCGTTGATTACTCTAGTTTCAATTTTTGCATTTGGATCAGCAAGATCTTTAATAACGCTAATATATTGGCCCTTTATTAGCAAGCATTTTTGTTCTTGAATTGGGTGATAATGATTAGCTCTTACTGAGCCTTTTTTGGATTCGATATATCCAATTAAGTTAATTGGTTCAGTAAGTTCATAATTATTAATTCTTCCTCTGCTGTCAACAAATTCTTTTCCGCCTCTGTCAATATATTCTAAAGCAGGATTTATTGTTCTTGCTGACCAATTTTTAATCATATCTTCCATTACTTGTTTTAAATCATATCTAAATTTAAAACCAGTTGAAAGAAGCTTCTTATTAGAAATAGTATAACCAAGATTTGGAATTTCATCTTCTGTTTCTATAATTGTTACAGATGGATTAATTTCTTTGCAAATGTTAGCAACATCTTTAACTGTTATTGTTTCTTTGGAAAGATGAAATAGTTCTCTGTTTATATTTTTATTCTCTGCCATAAATTTCATGCAGCGAGCTACATCTAGCAAAGGAACTAGACTCTTTAACTGAACCCCTCCAGAAAACAATTTAATTGTTCTGTTTAAAGAAGTAAC